GCAGTTATGCGATTTAGACAGGGTGGTTTTATAACTCACCCGGAAGATTATGTAATTGAAAAACAACCGCCTAGAAAAAGAGAGTATTATTAAGTATGCCAAAAACAATAGACACAACAATAGCAGCATTAAAGTATATCCATGCCGTAGCTAGAAAAATTCTTGCTAAAAGAGGAAAAGGTATTGCATCTATTGCTAGTAAAGGTGAAGCTGAATCTAAAGCTGGTGAGATCGCAGCAATTTTTCAACAATCCGGTTTACCTATGAATAGATTAGATGAATTTATTAAAAGTGAAAAGGATGTTACTAAATATTTACAGTTAATTGAAGAATCCAAAAAAAAGCCACTTGTAAAATTTGATAATGATGACTTAAGTACTATGTCACCAGATTCAGTTGAAGGAAGAAGAATTTCTGATCTTTTACTTAGGAAGAAAAAATCAGGAGACGTAATAGATTTAAAAGGTAATAGAATTAAGAACACAGATAATATCATGGGAGGTCAAGAGTTACCGGGTGAAATTAATATTTTTAGTAATAAATACCTTAATGATTTAGATAAAAAAATTATTGATAGTGATGCTTTTGGGTATAGTCAAAAAGAATGGAACGCCCTTAGTAATTCCAGTAAAGAAAAATTTAGAAAACAATTTGATAGCAATTATGCGGATGCTATGGAAAATACTCAAATGGCTACCCTCAAAGAGATTGGCAGTATTGATCTTCCAGAAATACCTAAACCTAAAAAATTAGATCCTGCATTATATGAAGATAGAGGCGGAAATATAATTCCTGCACAATTTAAAGATGTAGTAAAAGAAACAGATGAGCAAATAATTGCAAGAATTGAAAAACAAAATAAAGAAGCTGCTGAGAGACTTAGAAATAAAAAAAATAAAGATCTTGAAGATCCAGAAAAATTTGCTGCAGGAGGTGTTGCAGGATTACTAGGTGAGAGAACGGGTTATGCGGTTGGTAATCAAGTTATGCCAGCGGTAGATCCAAGAATGAATGTTGATTACAACACCTTGGTAGACCAGAACACGGCTCAAAGAGCTACGCAAGCACAAGCAAGAAATCCAGTAATACAAAGAATGCAACAGAACCAAGCTAATCAAACTTCTTTGGTAGATAGAATGAATCAACACAACGATAATAATCAATTACTTCGAAATGCACATACAGCAGGAAAAATAGATGAGAATCAATATAAAAGAATGGGTGGTTATGATGTTGCACAACAAACACCTGGAGGAATATTAGATGTACCAGCAGTTGCAGCAGCTTCTCTTGGTTATAACTTTGCTAAATCAGGTTATAATATTAAAGACCCTAATGATCCAAATGCTCAATTTGGAAAATATGGACCTGCTGAATCAACAGAACTTAATGTAAGGGGAGCAACTGGATTAAATCCAACTGATTTACAACTTTATAATTCTCTTATAAATGACACCTATGCAACAGGCCCTGCAATTATGGAAAGAGAAAATATGTCTGACGTTAATAAAGAACCAATTAGTGGAAAATTAAATTTTATAGGTGGAGGACTTTATGGTTTATTAAACCCAGCCACGGCAGCAGAACCATCAGCCATGCCACAAGGATCACCTGGTCAATTAAATCCAACCATGGCAGATGTTGCGGGTCCTAAAGAAGGATATATTTCATTAAAAGAATATGAAGACATGCAAAGAAATAATATGTATGATTTTACAAAATCTCCTGGAATGAGAAATAGACCAAAAGAAGAAATAGAACAAACTATAAAAGACATAGTATCTGCTGCTTCAAAAGATCCAGATAATTATTTACGTAATTATAGGGGTAATTTTGATTCTATTATTTCTAATAGACTAGCATCAGGCGGACGTGCAGGACTCTATCAAGGAGGCCAAGCTCAAATAGAACCGGATCTTTCAAACATAGGCCATGGTTCGGATGCTCTGATGGCAAGAAATATGTTAATAGCGCCCGGCTCTCAAGCAACGACTTCTACAGGGTTAAATTATTTATTAGGTGAAGATAATGACACAACTAGAGTTCCATACAAAGAAAAAGGAAGTGTTACACTTGCAGATCTTATAAAAATAAATGCTTCTGGAAATAAATCCGGTAAAAATCAAATTATGGGTGCACCCGAGGGCATCACTGCTGATACTGAAACATTTAATGCTATTATAAAAATGGACATTCCTGTAATGGAAAAAATTAATCTTCTTGGAAGCTATGGTTATGGTAAGGATAGATTTAAAGTTGAAAAAGGTAATAAAGAACTTTTTTTAGGTGAAGGCGGTTATAAGGATAGAAATATTGGACTAGGTGTTAATCAAGGTGGTGAAGGTCTCAGTGGTTCTGTTATTCGTAATCTTGAAACAGGCGATAATGATTATCAACTTAAATTTTTAAAATCTTTTGCCGAAGGAGGAAGAGCCGGTTACAACGAAGGTAATACGGTTTTACCAAAACCCAAACCTATGAATGAGTATTTATTAGAACAAGTTATGTCTCAAGCAGGAGTTAATACTTTAGATCCTAGAACAAGACAGATGTTTATAGAAGAGTTGAAAAAAAAAATTAGAGATGAAAATTCAAAAGCAGAAGGTGGCCGTGTTCCAATGTGGCTGGGTGGTGCATTAGCAGCAGGAAAAAGTTTAACTAGAGAATTGTTAAAGCATATGACTACAGGTAGTTCACACGGTAAAAGCCCTGCAGAAATATTAAAGCGGGTGAATCCTAAACAAGTTGAAAAATTTCTAAACGACCCTTCACTACCTTTTAAATTTAGTTCAGATACAGGAATCATGGGTTCTGATATGATTAAAGATCTAATTAAACAAACAAAAACAGATAGACAATATGTGCTTGAACAACTTCTTAATTCTGCAAGAAATATAAAAAAGGGGGATGACAATTTATTAACTTATAAAAATCAAATAATAGAAGAGATGGTATCTACAGGTATGGATAGAAAAACTGCCAAAGATTTTACAGAAACCCTGTCAGAATCACTCCTGAAAGAGGTTGGACCAAAAAAAGGCTTCCCTAAAGTAACAGAACAAGGACTTCTAGAATTAGAAAACATACAGAAAAATTTATTGACTAAAGACCGACAGCTTAATGCAGAAGGCGGTCTAGCAGGATTACTAGGGGAGAGTCCAAGATCCGTGGACCACGGACCACGAAACAATTACAAAGAAGCAGGTGTCGTAGATAAAATTGGTGGTATGGTAAATTATAAGAACGTACCTCACTATCTTGCTAAGCCTTTAAAAGGAGTAACTAATATAGCTGAATGGGTGGGTAAACTTCCTTTCGCAGCAACAGAGCTAGCTTCCGATATGATTAGGAAACCTTTATTTAAAGCAGGAGACAAAATACCCGGACTACCTGGAGTAGGAGCAAAATTTGTTGGGGGCGAAATGTTCGAAAAGTTTGGAGACAATATGGAAGTGGGGGGATTATCTGAAAAACTTGGAATAACTGCTTTAGCAGAAAATACTGGAAAAAATTTAACAGACGAAGCAAGAACTATTGGAGACCTAGCTGAATTAGGAGGAGAGTTTGCTAATATGGGTGGAATCTTTGCTGCTGGAAAAAATTTATTTAAAGGGTCTGATTCATTAAAGAAGTTAAGTCAGTCTTTAGGAAAAGTAAAAGAGGGTAAGACTTTAGAAAAATTAGTTGATGAAACATTAACGGCTAATGGGGAAGGCAGAAGAGATTTTAATAAGTTAGTTGCTTCAGGAGGCTTAATGGTTGCCTTACAATCAATTGGACTTGGCGGAATTAAAGCCGCTAAAACAAAAGCAGCTCCGGATGCAGTTTTTACATTAAAAACTATTATTGATGATTCCGATGAAATGACCGAGAATGGTTTGATGGCAATGGGAAGAGCGCAGTCCTTTATTGATGTAAGTGGTTTCACTGATGCAGTTAAAAAATCTTTGGCGGTTATTATGAAAAATCGTAAAAATCAATTAGGTGAAAAAGTATTAAAAAATAAAGTTAAAGGTAAGGATGGTAAATTTACTGATGATTATGAATATATCCCTACTGAAGAAGCAGCTTATATAATGGAAGAATTACAAAAACGTGGACATAACATAAAATTTGAACACTATGATGATATGGGAGGTCAAGGGGTTGACGACATATTAGATAAATTTAAAAACAATGATTTTTATAAAGGTACAAAACTTGGAAAAGAAAATTATGATAAATTTTCAAAGAAAGTTGCCAAAATGACAGACAAGGAAAAATTTGCCTACCATTCATCTATCACAGATGATGGAGGTCAGTACTATGATGAGTTTGTAGAAGAATTACTAGATATGAATTTTAAAAATAGTACTAAATAATGACAAAAGAAAATTCAACACTTGTAAAAAACATGAAACATGTTAAATGGAAGGACATTCCACCATTAAGGGGACCTAATTCTCAAGGGTTGATTAAAGAGAAGAAACAAGATAAACTAATACAGGATAAAAAATATGGCAGATATAGATAAGGCTCTCCCTAATACATTAGTACCTAATGAACTTTCAGAAGAAGTTAATGTTGAGGAAATTGAAGACACAGGACAAGGGCCAGTAGAAATTACAGATGAAGAAGATGGTGGAGCAACTATCGACTTTGATCCAAATGCAGTACAGGAACCTGATGCCAATGATCCATTTGCAAATTTAAATGATCTTCTTCCAGAAGACGTTACAGATATTATTGGTAATGAATTACAAAGCGATTATGCAGAATATAAAACTTCTCGTGCAGATTGGGAAAGAACTTATATTACTGGATTAGATTTATTAGGATTTAAATACGATAATAGAACAGAACCTTTCCAAGGAGCGTCAGGTGCAACTCACCCTGTTCTTGCAGAAGCGGTTACACAATTTCAAGCATTAGCTTATAAAGAATTATTACCTTCAGATGGACCTGTTAGAACTATGGTTATGGGTGCAGCAACACCTCCAAAAGAAGCACAAGCTCAAAGAGTTAAAGATTTTATGAACTATCAATTGATGGATCAAATGAAAGAATATGAGCCTGAGTTTGATCAAATGTTATTTTATTTACCTCTATCAGGATCAACATTTAAAAAAGTTTATTATGATGAGTTATTAGGCAGAGCTGTATCTAAATTTATTCCAGCTGATGATTTAGTAGTTCCTTATACAGCAACTTCATTAGATGATGCAGAAGCAGTTATCCATGTTTTAAAAATATCTGAAAATGATTTAAGAAAACAACAAGTATCGGGTTTCTATTCTGATATAGAATTAGCAAAACCACAAGATTCAGTTACGGATCAATTAAAACAAAAAGAGAGAGAAATAGAAGGAGTTACAAAATCGCAAAGAGTAGAATCAATGTACACTTTAATTGAGTGTCATGTTAATTTAGATTTAGAAGGTTTTGAAGATATGGGTCAAGATGGTGAGCCCACTGGAATTAAATTACCTTACATTGTAACAATCGAAGAAGGTAGTAGAAAAGTTTTATCAATTAGAAGAAACTTTAAACCTGAAGACCCTAAGAAAAATAAAATCCAATATTTTGTTCATTTTAAATTTTTACCAGGACTAGGTTTTTATGGTTTAGGATTAATTCATATGATTGGGGGTTTGAGTCGAACTGCAACTTCAGCTCTTCGTCAGTTATTAGATGCAGGTACATTATCAAATTTACCAGCAGGATTTAAACAAAGAGGCGTTAGAGTTCAAGATGACGCTACAGCGATTCAACCAGGAGAATTTAAAGATGTAGATACTCCAGGGGGTAATCTAAAAGATGCTTTCG